TACAAATACAACTGCTATCAACCCAGGTAGATTAGGTGATCCTGTTATTAACTATGTGCATTTCCCACCGCACATGTATCAAACATTACACACGCACCCTTCACATAGAATTGGATTTATTATCAAAGGCAACGGTAAAGTTGAATTAGATAATAAAGAGTACTTTGATGTACTTGAAGGTAGCATTTTCTACATGCGTAGAAATACTTTACATAATTTTATTTGTGAAGATGAACCTGTTATTTTATTTGTGTTTGCACCTGACAGTGGAACAGGTCCTACAGACGAAGTTAATCCACTGAAAGTTAGGACATATGTTGGCCAGCAAAGATACCACAAATAAAAAGTTACTAATTATAACAGGTCCTCAAGGCTCTGGCAATCATCTTTTTAGTAGACTGTTTAGTTTACATGATGATGTTGGTGGCTGGAAAGAATTAAATGATCAGTATTGGATACCTAGTGACTTAGAAACTTTTGCTGAGTACTGGGTGTATCCAGAACGCTTGAAAGATTTTGACTTTAGTGAATATGATTATTGGGTAGCAAATGTTAGTTGTCCATTTATGTACGACGGTGTTCGTTATGTTCCTAAAATAAAAGAGTTTGCAGACGAATGTATTAAATTAGGGATTGATGTTACTATTGGCATTATAGTCAGAGATCAAAACATCAATGCAGAACAACAAAAAAGAGTTAGAAAAGAAGTTACTTTGCCAATAGCACTTGACTATTACTACAATAATCTATTAGAATATAATACACATTTTCTAGACCACGAAGCATTCTTTTTGCACAAGGGCCATTATTTAAAGTACGTAAGTAAAATATTAGATTTCCCTGTAGCACACGACAATCCAGACATAATGAAATTTATCAGCGAAGATGCAAATCATAAGTATGTTAAGTACGTAGAAGAATATTGGCTTGATAAAGAAGTATTAGCCGGTATTAGAACTAAACAAGAGAGAGGGTTATGAAGTATATTTTTGTGGCAGGCGCACCCGGATCAAAGTGGAGCAGTGTAGTAAAAAACATTTACTTTAGCCCGTCAATTGATCAAAGTGATTACAGTGATGAAAGAACATACTACCATGATGCTAGTGGTGAAATGGATTTGATGCACATTGGTGCATATTATGATCCGGGCATGGAGTTTGGAGATTTCTTTGATAATTTAAAAAATCATAGCATCGAAGAATGTGAGGCAGAATTCGATAGACCTTTTTCTGGTGAGGGCATACGAATCGTAAAATCTCATGTATTCGCACATCACATTCAATTTTTAAAACAAAATTGGCCTGAATGCCCTATCATATTAGTTCACAGAGACAACGATGCTTGTTTGGGCTGGTGGGTAAGATGTGGTCAGTTTGATATTACATACCCGTCTTATGATAAATATTATAAAGATTTAAAAACAATGAGTAAAATCATTGACAATCAGAACCAAGACATTATGTGGCAATGGAGAACATACGAAGGGTATTCTCCTGAAGACAATAGAGACTTGTGTGATCGTCTTGGTATTGAAATGCCTCCTGAAGAATATAAACAAAACTATCAACAAAAAGATATAAACGTCAAGGTAATTTAAATGAAAAGCAGTTGGGAACAAACAAAAAAACGTAGTAGGTATCACTTTAATAACAGTATTATACATCCAGAGTATGATACTGTAGATATAATTGGTAGCATCCAACCCACGTGGACAGAAGAAGAATTAGAAAAAATCATCGAAGAATCAAAAGCAGTTACTTGGCGTACAAGAGGCAATCCTGCTAAAGAAGCAAAAGTTAGGGGTGAAGATGAGTTTAAAACTGAAGAATATGATTTGGAACAACAAGGTTACGGTAAAGATTACGAAGTAACTAATCTTAACTGGGAAGTACCGCAGTCACTATTAGACATTGCAAATGCGTTTGAACTAGAGCCTTCTAACATGATGGCAAGAGTACATGTTCAGCATCCAGGTCAAGTTTGGAATCTTCATATGGATAAGTTAGAAAAATGGTGTCCTGAAGAACCTCATACTGTTGTTCGTTACATGGTTGCATTAACAGAATGGCAACCCGGTCAGTTTTGGAGTTATGGAAACTATAATCATTCTGGTTGGCATGAGGGTGAAGTAACTACGTTTGATTGGCAAAACGTTCACCATAGTACGGCAAATGCCGGACATCATCCTAGAGTTACGTTACAAATTACTGGTGTTCGTACTAAAGAAACTAGTCTATTTGAATCAAAATTGCGTAATTTATATCCTAAAAAATCTTATGCTGTTAAACGGACCTTTAACAGATAAATACTAGTATGAGAGCCACAGAATTTCTTACAGAAGATCCGATCCGTGACTTAGAAAATAGACTTCCTAAGATCAAAAGTGATCAATATGACGTAGACGAAAAAGGTAAACTTTATCGTCAAGCCCAGCAGGCTGCCAAACAAGCACACAAAGCAAGACAAGAGTTAACTGCATCAGATCAAATGTTTGATGATGATTTAAACATTGACGAAGAAGTTAAAAAGGCCGCTGATTGGATGGGTGAAAAATTAGGCGTAGAAAATATGCCAAAAATCAAACTAAGTTACGATGACCAAGAAGCAAAAGAAGGTCATCACACAGGCAGACACGAACTGGGCAGTGATGAAATTTGGATCTATGGTAACAGAAACTTAGTTGATATTCTTAGAACAGTTTTCCACGAACTAGTCCATATTCGTCAGGGTGAGAAAGATATGATCAAGCCCGGCTCAAGTTATCCAGGATCACCTATCGAAGCACAAGCAGATATGATTGCTGGAAAATACATTAAAATCTACGGCGAAAAAAACAGACAAATTTTTCAATAACGGGTAATCTGACACCCAAAAAAGATTGACTCTTACCCCTATCTTGCTATATACTATGCAGACATTCTGACTTTACACAAGGAGACTTTTATGGCAGGAAAATACTTTAACCCAGAACAAGTTAGCAAACTTAAGCAGTTGGTTAACGAAGGTATGCAAGTAAAACATGAGGTGCAAACACTCAATGAAGGGTTGCGTGACACTGTGAAAGCAATCGCAGAAGAACTTGAAATCAAACCTTCTATCATTAATAAAGCAATTACTATTGCATTTAAATCTAATCTCATGGACACAAATGCTGACCATGAAGCAGTTAACGATATCTTGGAGACTGTAGGTAAAACTCTATAATGCCCAGACTGGTGGCGTTTGGCTGTTCATATACATATGGTCATGGGCTCCCTGACTGCCATGTGCCGCCTGATCACCCTGGTGATAAACCTAGTAAGTTTGCTTGGCCGCAATTAATCGCAAACGAATTGCATTATGAGTGTTTAAACTTATCTGAACCGGGTTCAGGGAATTTTCAAATATTAATGAATGTATTAAGAACCAAATTTAATTCTGATGATTTGGTTATCTTAGGATATTCTTATTTTTCACGTTTTCGTTTTTATCAAATGTCTGATAAAATCAGCAAAGGGTATATTTTACCACAATATGACCCTGAACACAAAAAGATTTTACTAGAAGATTTAAATTTTGAGCATTGGGACAAAAAGATATATTGGGATAACTGGTTAGCAATACAACATATAGAACTTTTGCTAAATTCACAGAACATAAAAAACTTAAGTTTTTTAAATATCCCGGGAGGTCTTAAAGAAGCCAAACCCAAATTGCTTAAGTTAGATAACTTTATCAATAATATGAAAATAGTACACAAAGACAAAGCATTAGATGGTGCACATCCAGGTTTGGGTAGCCACGCCTCTCAAGCGGCATTGATCCTAGAAGCAATTTATGATAAGATGAAAGCATGAGTTATATAGACGCAATCCACGATAAACAAACAGACAGAATTCATGTTGTAGAAAGAAATCCTGACGGCGTTCGGGAATTCAAAGAGTATCCAACAAATTTTGTTATGTATTACGAAGATCCTAAAGGCAAGTATCGATCTTTGTTTGGTGATCCTGTTAGTAGATTTTCTACTAGAAAGCAAGCAGAGTTTGAAAAAGAACGCAGGATTCATACCAAACGTAAAACATTTGAAAGTGACGTAAACGTTGTTTTCAGATGTCTCAGTGAAAACTATTTGGGCGTAGAAGCTCCAAAACTTCATACAGCATTTTTTGATATCGAGGTTGATTTTGATCCTGAATTAGGATTTTCGTCTCCTAGCGATCCTTTTAATCCTGTTACGGCTGTTGGTGTTTACTTAGATTGGTTAGATCAACTAGTCTGTCTTGCTATTCCCCCAAAGCACATGACGTATGAAACTGCACAGGACGCTATCAAAGACTTTCCTGATACTATCTTGTTTAGAACAGAAAAAGAATTGTTTGATGCCTTCTTTTCATTGATCGAAGATGCTGATGTATTGACAGGCTGGAACTCAGAAGGATACGATATTCCGTATATGGTTAATCGTGTTACTAGAGTTATGAGTAAAGATGACACACGCCGATTTTGTTTGTTAGGGCAGTATCCTAAGAAAAGAACATATGAACGGTTTGGCAAAGAAGAAGAAACGTTTGATCTTGTAGGTCGTATTCATTTAGACTATTTGCAACTGTATAAGAAATACAACTATGAATCTCGTCACAGTTACAAACTAGATGCAATCGGTGAAATGGAAGTTGGCGATAAGAAAACGGATTATGAAGGCACACTAGATCAGTTATATAACAAAGACTTCAAAACGTTTATTGAGTATAACAGGCAAGACGTTATGCTATTGGTAAAGATTCACAATAAACTTAAATTCTTAGAACTTGCAAATCAACTAGCACATGAAAATACTGTGTTGTTGCCAACTGTAATGGGTTCTGTGGCTATGATCGAAATGGCTATTATGAACGAAGCACATGAGCGTGGCTTAGTTGTTCCCGACAAGCATAGAAAAAATCTAAACGTAACAAGAGAACAACAAGCGGCAGGAGCATATGTAGCAACTCCAAAACAAGGCATACATGAATGGATCGGCTCTATCGATATTAACTCTCTGTATCCGTCGGCGATTAGAGCATTAAACATGGCTCCAGAAACAATCGTTGCACAGATTCGACAAACACTAACTGAAAGATATATGGAAGAAAAAGGTGTTGAACTTGCTAAAGAAAAAGCAAGATATAAAGAGGGAGACATCGTAGAAGGCAGTATGTTGTGGGAAGGACTATTTGGTTCGTTAGAGTATACTGCGATTATGAACCAAGAACGAGGCACGACTTTGACTGTTGACTACGAAGACGGTAGATCCGAACAAAAGAGTGCGGCTGAGATATGGAAGTGGATATTTGATTCTAACAACGCACTGATTCTTAGTGCAAACGGTACTGTATTTAGAGGTGATCAAGAGGGCGTGATTCCTGGTCTATTATCAAAATGGTATTCAGATCGTAAAGTTATGCAGAAAAAACTCAGAGAATCTACAACAGATGCAGACCGAGAGTATTGGGACAAGCGTCAGTTAGTGCGTAAGATTTTGCTTAATTCAGCATATGGTGCACTTCTTAACGAGCATTGTCGATTCTATGATAAACGTATTGGTCAGTCTGTAACTCTAACAGGTCGTTGTATCACAAAGCACATGTCAGCATATGTAAACGAAGTAATCGCAGGCAAATATGATCACACAGGCGAGGCAATGATTTATGGTGATACTGACTCATGTTATTTCTCTGCTTGGCCCATCTTAAAAAATGAGGTTGCTAAAGAAGATTGGTCTAAAGAAATGTCTATTCAGTTATACGATAGCATTGCAGATCAAACTTCAGATAGTTTCCCTGCATTTATGGAACTAGCATTTCATTGTCCACGTGCAAAAGGAGAAATCATCAAAGCAGGTCGAGAAGTTGTTGGTGATCGTGGTTTGTTTATTACTAAGAAAAGATATGCTATCAACGTAATTGACAATGAAGGTAAACGCACTGACATAGACGGCAAACAAGGCAAAGTCAAAGCAATGGGCTTGGATTTGAAAAGAGCAGATACTCCCAAATATATACAAGACTTTTTGATGGAAGTGTTAGAAATGGCTCTTGGCGGAAAAAGCCGTGAAGATATTATCGAAAAAATCAAAGCATTT